GCGACGGCACGCCTAAGTACACATGGCCCGCGTTCCTGCCCAGCCACAAGCGCAAGGCCGGCGAAAGCTGGTTCATCAACACCGGCTGCTTCATCGCGGGACGTTTCACCGACGGCAAGCCGTCCGCCTCCGCAGCAAATTGCGAATATGTCCTCTTCATGATGCTGGACGACATCGGCACCAAGTCCAAGGAGCCGCCAGTCCCGCCGACGTGGGTCGTCGAGACGTCGCCCGGAAACTTCCAGTGGGGCTACGCCTTCAGCGAACAGCCGACCAAGGGCGAGTTCGTCGCCGCCATCACCGCCATTGCGGAGGCAGGCTATACCGATCCCGGAGCCACCAATGCCGTGCGCAACTGCCGCCTGCCAGGTTCGCCCAACCTGAAGCCCGGCAAGGACGGCTTCCTTGCCCGTCTGGTCGAGTTCCATCCCGGCCGCGAGTACACGCTGGCCGACATCTGCGCCGGTCTGGGCGTGACGCCCGGCCCCGCTGAGGGTGCCAGCATCCAAGGCATCAAGCTCCGCGACACCGGCACTGACAGCGTTCTCCGCTGGCTGTCCGATCAGGGGCTGGTGCTCTCGCAGGTCAACCAAGAAGGCTGGTGCGGCGTTGTCTGCCCGAACCATGCCGAGCATACGGACGGCCAGATTGAAGCGCGGTACTCACCGATCAACCGCGCGTTCTGCTGCTATCATGCACACTGTGACCACCTCGACAGCAATGCGTTCCTTGCATGGGTAAGTGAACAAAACGGCCCGACAGTACAACCGGGGTTCCGTGAGGAGCTAATCGCGGAGCGCATGGCTAAGGTGGCTGAGGCCATTCAGCCAACGCCAGAGTTTCCCGACGTGGCCGCTGAGGTCGTGGCCGAGGTGGACCGGAAGGAGTTGGGTCGTTTGACTAAGCGCGAGTGGTTTAGCCGCTTCGCATACATCGTCGAGGACGACGCATACTTCGACATGATCGACCGACGCGAGATGACGCGCGGTGCGTTCAACGCCGTGTTCCGACATGTTGACTGCAAGTCTATTCACACACAGCGCAAGGTCGAGGCCAGCGTCTGCTTCGATGAGAACCGCCAGGGGGCTGGTGCGCGGGTGCTGCGCGGTCTGACCTATGCCGCCGGGGAGAGCGTACTGGTGGCGAAGGATGGCGAGGTGTTCGGCAACCGCTGGGTTAATGCCCGGCCGGACCTGACCGGCGTCATCAGCGGCGCGGACGTCACGCCGTGGCTCGACCACGCCAAGCTGCTAATCCCTGATGACATTGAGCGCGAGCACGTCCTTGACGTCATGGCGTTCAAGCTCCAGCACCCGGAGGTGAAGATAAATCACGCTGTGCTGCATGGCGGCGATGAAGGTTGTGGCAAGGATACGTTCTGGTTTCCGTTCATTTGGAGCGTTTGCGGGCCTGACCTGCGCAATCGTGGCCTTGTGGACGCCGACGGCATCAACAGCCGGTGGGGCTACGCCTTGGAGAGCGAGATACTCATCCTGAACGAGCTGAAGGAGCCAGAGGCCGCCCAGCGCCGGGCGCTGTCCAACAAGCTGAAACCCATTATTGCGGCGCCCCCGGACACGCTCACGATCGAGCGCAAGGGCTTGCATCCTTATGATATGGTCAACCGCTTGTTCGTCCTTGCCTTCACAAACGATCCAGTGCCGCTGTCGCTTCCGACACAAGACCGGCGTTGGTTCTGCCTGTGGTCGCACGCGCCGCGCATGGAGAAGGAAGCCGCGCGCGCCTTGTGGGCGTGGTACAAGAAGAAGGGCGGCCTTGAGGCCGTCGGCCGGTGGCTGCTTGACCGTGACGTGTCGGCGTTCAACCCGGCGGCCATGCCACCGTGGACTGACTACCGTTCGCGCCTCATTGAGACGGGCCGCAGCATGGCGGAGAGCTACGTCATTGAGCAAGTGCTTCAGCCGTCGCGCGAGTTTGCGGCCGGTGTTGTCGCGTCGCCATTCCATAAGCTGTGCAACCAGCTTCAGCAGGGCGCGCCCGGCGGCGTGAAGATACCGCAGGCGGCGCTGTTGCATGGGCTGAAGGAAGCCGGATGGGTTGATCTGGGCGCGGTCAAGTCGGCAGAGTTCCAGACCAAAAAGAACCTGTGGGCGCGGGAGGATATGGTCAAGTCTTACAATAAAAGCGAACTCCGGCGCATGGTTGAACAGGCGCCGGAGCAAGGTTTAAAACTGGTAAAGTCCTAAAGATCGAGCCAAGCGGCCACGATGGCGGCGGCGAGGGTAGCGGCAAGGATCATCATTTGCCGCTCGCCTTCCGTCGCCAGTCACGCAGGACAGCCACAAGCTCGACACCACACAGGGCGACCAGCACCCAGCCGCCGAGCGATCCGCCGAAAAAGAAGGCGTACCAGAGCCATTGGGGCGTGTTCTCAGGCATTGGGGCGTTCTCCCGTGATGATTTGCTCGAGGGCCTTGTCGCGCGCGGATATCTCAGTCCGTAGTTCATCCGCCAGAGCGTCAATTTCTTCGGTCATGCGGCGCTTGATGTCGTTCAGCCGTTCTTGAAACGTCTCACCCAGAACGCCGTTGTGTGCGCGTTCGTTTTCAATGTCGGAAATCATCTTCTGCAAGCTCATAGTTCTACACTCCTGTTGCGGTTAGTCAGTCGGGTTAAAGGTCGAGCGGTCACGATCGGCAATGCCGGCGGGGGTTCAAAGGGTGTAAGAGACGGGCGGGGCGGCCAGATCAAAAACCGGGCGGCGGTCAGGCCGGCGGCCGCGCCCACAAGCACGCCAAGAAAGAACGTCATTTGCATGTCAGCTTGTCCTCCACAAGTGCGATTTCTGCCGCATGTAAGCCTTGCGCCACTGCGGCATTAAAGCGGCGCAAGGAATTGATAACGGTTGAATGGTCCGAACGGTCCAGCCAGGCGGCGATCTTGCACAGGCCGAAATCCTGCCGGCGGCGGCGAAGCTCCCACGTCGCATGGTGCCGCGCCAGCGCGATAGGCTTGGAGCGGTCCTTGCCGCGTAGCACGGCAGCCGTGAGGCCATGCGCGGCCGCTACGGCTTCAACAATGGCCTCAGCCTCTGGATAGGCCGCAAGGGAGCGCGGGTCCGCCATTTGTATTTTAGCCCGTAGTTCTATGGTTAGCAGGTTAGAGACGCGGAACACGTTCAGCGGGCCGCCGGCGAGGGCCACAAGCTCGTCGAGGTATCGGCGCAAGCGGCGTTCAATTTCCGTTGCGTCCAAGGGCTTTTCGTCATAGGTCAATCTGGTTTCCTCCCCATCTCACTGGCCCCCGCTTGGGGGCCTTTTCTTTGATAAGCCCGCGGCGCTCCGCTTCCTTGTAAGCGGCGTCGCCCAGCACCACGATGCGCAACAGTTCCGCGTCCGATACGTCGCTAAGGTCATGAGGCGCGGTCATACGAATGACCGATCAAGACGGCGCATAAGCTCGCGCACTTCATTTTCTAAATCTTGATTGCGGGCCTCAGCGGCGGTCAATGCATCACGCGTTTTTTCGTATAGATTGAAAATGCCTTGCATATCTTCCAGCGTATCGGCCAGGGCGCGCATGGTTTGCGCCGCGCTTGTGGTGAGGCCGGTGCACATGCGGGCGCGCTCGATTAGTTCGCGCGTCGGCAATTGCATCAGGTACGTGTAGTCAAGTGTCATGATCTAAGTCCTTCTCGTTCAGGATTAGTGCCAGGTCGCGCAACAGCGTGCTCATGCGCGTCGGTGGCCAAGATACCTCACCCGTGTCGGGATCGCGGCGGATGTGGTGCGCGGTCGCCATGCGCTCGGGATCGGGCAGCATGGCGCCGTCGCGGTACAGGGGCGACCTATGCATAGTCTGGCACCGTGTATAGGTCGATCCGCTCGTCATCGGCGAGGGCCTCGCATACGCGCGCGTCAATCCACTCGCGGTCGAGATCCTTATAGAGCACATGGAACAGCGGTTCGTGGCGATTGATCTTGGTATAGATGCGGGCCTTGTTCTCGCCGGGCTTAGGGCCGTCGAAGTGAAACTCGGTCACATCCCAGTCAACCGGGCCTTTCCGGCCGTCTGGCAGGTCATAGTCAATCTTCAACTCGCAATCGGCCTCAAACAAGCAAACGCCGTCCTTCCAGGCTTGGACAGTGTAGGGAATGTACAGGTAATCCATTGGACTAGCTCCTACGGTCACGGGGTTATGATGAAGAAGACGTAAAGGAAGGCATAGGCCACGGCGAGCAGCGCAAGCGCGCCGATAGCGTCAAGGACTAAGCTGAGATAGTGGCGCGGCATGTGTCAGCCCTCCACTACGATTTCGTCGTGGGCATGGTGCGCGGCGAGCGCTTTCCAATCAACTTCCCGCAGGTCGATGAGGTCAGCGACAAAGGACGACACCGGCACGATTTCGTCGATGTAGTTTTCGACAATCTCACGGACATATGCAGGTGTGATCTCGATGCCGTCGTCGGCGTCCATGGCAAAGTTATCGCCGAACCAGATGTTAACGAGCCAAGTTTCGCGGTTCTTCCAGCCGTTGCATTCCATTGTCGTGCCCTTTCGTTTAGTGTGTTGAATTGTGGAGAGTGTACAGGCGGCTTGTGCCGCCTGTCAAGCATTAGTTGTCAATCAGTGCGTCGCGGCGTGCCATTTCGCGCACGGCCCATTCAAGCTGCTTAGCCGGATCATTGCGGAAATCCACGGTGGCGACGCGGGTGGAATGCGTGACGCCATGGCGCAACACTTCCAACCAGCCCTTCGGGTGGCGCATGATCCAGTGGTGTTTACCTTCGGCGATGATGTCGCGTTCCGTTACCATGTCGTTTCCTTTCTTGTGTTGAGCTAGGGTCTAGTGAGCGGCCGCACGCAGCGGCCGCCTGCTAGGCTCTATTCCAGGAAATCAGAAAGCGATTGGTGCAAGTCCGGCACATAACGGCCGGGCATATATTCGTCATCGAGCGCGTCGAACATGCGCTCAACGGCGCGCTCGATTGCGCTTTCCGTCATCTTGCCTGCCTTGTATTGCGCGCGCGCCCATGCGTCGATTTGATTGCAGCGCTCATTGTACTGTTCGATGGTCATGTGTCGTTTCCTTTCGTGTTATTGTTCACATGCGGCGCGGATGTGCGCGTCGGCGTCGGCGCGAGTGGCGAACGTGCGCGGCGCTTTGGCGATGACGTCGTAAGCAATCGCCGGCGAACCCGTGATAACGCCAATCGTCCATCCGTAACGGTCCTGATAGCTGTAGAAGTAACCTGTCTTCTGCATTGTCGTTCTCCCTTGTTGATATGTGCATAATTTCATGGGGCGCTTGCTATGTCAACAAGAAATTTGTGTTGACACACGTTTTTTCATTCTGTAGATTTACACATATAAACATAGAAAGGAAATGACACATGCTTACCGCTGAATTTCTGGAAGGCTACAACGCTTCGCAGGCCGACATTGATAACCCTTATCTGTGGAGCAGCGACGCCTGGCTTGCTTACATGGCCGGCGCCGAGTTCGCCAAACACGGAACGAGCGCGCCGATCAAGGCGAAGAAATCGCGCGGCGACGTCATCCGCGTTTGGACTGCCGGCGGGAACGAGTTTCGCGTCGTGTATGGTCCACACTATCGCTTCAAGGCAATCGAACGGGTTTGACGCGCGCCACATGTGAACAAGCGGCCGCGTGCCGCTTGTTTGCGTTTTGGGGTGGTTGTGGGGTGGCGTTGGGGTGGCGACATGGGCATTGGCGGAGAGCGGCAAAAGCTATATTCTATCGGCTTATGGGTAATTTGGGTATTATATTTCTGTAGGTCTTAAAGATAACTGATATAACAGTTGTTCTATAATTGTTCCGTAGGGAGTTAGTAGTAGGGGGATGTAAAATCTGTTGCCCATAGCACCCCACGCTGCTATACTCGCGCCCATGCCTACACTTCAAAACCTGTTAGAGATTGATGACGCCACTGAGGACGTGTTGCGTTTCCAGTTGGAAGGCTTGCGGGCATGGCGTCACATTACGCAATCGCAATGCGACGCGGTCATGCAAAAACTGTTGCCCGCGTTGCCCATAGACGTGAAGGTTGAAATGCGCTCGCCGTTGTCCATCGTTTACGTTACCGCAGGCGCGACCAGGTTCCGCATCGCGCGACAAGGCAAGCTGAACCCCAAGCCTTGGAACCCGAACCCGCGGCGACCGGCCCGCAATCCCTGGGCAGACTGACATAAAATAGTTGTTGACATTCTTGCCCCGTGTGCTAGTGTGTACATGTGGAAAACAGAAAGGGCCAACGGGCATGATGCGGTAAGGCAGACACAGTAGGAATAAAGTCTCGTAACCAGATCGGTTACAGTTTCTCGCTGTTGCGTTGCTGCGTTGCAAAAAATGCTGCGAGCGCGAAGGGAGGGGGGGGGACAGGGCCGAGCGCCGCTGCTGCTGCTGTGGCCAGGGGCCACAAACAAAATTTTTTATTTTTTGACCCCACCTCAAACCAATGCTACCTTCCCCTGCATCCCTCAACTGGAGCGCATCATGCCCAAAGGAACAATCCGCAATCCCGGCACCAAGAAAACGACCGCCAAGATTGCACGCGACCGCAAAGCCAAAGCCGCGTCTGAGTGGGATCTGTATCGTGGCGCGGGCCAATTCGGGCGCGAAACGTCAGGGAAAGGCATGTCCTTTACGCCGTCTCTTCCTAAAACCCCCAAGAGAACCATCCGCCCGGCTACGTCAGCCAAAAAAGGGGTTAAGTGACGTTTCAGTCCCTGCCATACGAGCCACGCAAGCTGGAAGCCACTGAGGCGCGGCTGGAGGCCATCTACAACGCGGCGCGGATGGGCCTCAAAGGCGACACGCTGGCCCTTGCTGCCGGGATGACGCCGACCGAGTACCGCAGGCTCTGCCAGATGGACCCGGTCGCGGAGTATGCCGAACAGAAGGGACGCGCGGACGGCGAGCTTGCCATGGCGACCGTGCTGAACGACGCGGCGGCGCAGGGGGACGCCAAGGCCGCGCTTGAGGTCCTGCGCTACGCCCACGGCTGGGCGGCCAAGCAGGCCATCGAGGTGACGGTCGATCAGAAGATCAGCATCACGGCCGCGTTGGAGCAGGCGCAGCAGCGCGTGATCGACCTGGTGGCGACCGAACTGGCAGAGGAGCAGCCGCGTGCAGCAACCCCAGTACTCCGCTGAAGACGAGCAGACGCTCATGGCGACCTTGTGGTCGCCCAGCCTCAAGGATGACCCGCTCAAGTTTGTTCTCTACCTGTTCCCTTGGGGGCAAGCGGGCACGCCGTTGGAGCACTTCGCTGGACCGCGCAAGTGGCAGCGCGAGGTGCTGACGGACCTGCGCGACCACATCAAGCAGAACAACGGCAAGATCGACTTCGACGTGTTCAGGATGGCGGTCTCGTCTGGCCGCGGTATCGGCAAGTCGGCACTGGTCAGTTGGTTGGTGATCTGGATGCTAACGACGCGGATCGGGTCCACCACCATTGTGTCGGCCAACTCCGAGACGCAGCTCCGGTCAGTGACGTGGGCCGAAATCACAAAATGGCTGGCCTTGAGCCTGAACAGCCACTGGTTTGAGGTCAGCGCAACGCGCGTCATGCCCGCCAAGTGGATCGCGGAACTGGTTGAGCGCGACCTGAAGAAGGGCACGCGCTACTGGGGCGTCGAGGGCCGGCTGTGGTCGGAGGAGAACCCAGACGCCTACGCGGGCGTGCACAACTTCGACGGCGTCATGCTGATCTTCGATGAAGCCTCGGGCATCTCCGACAGCATCTGGCAGGTCGCTGCCGGCTTCTTTACCGAGAACACGCCGCATCGCTTCTGGATGTCGTTCTCCAACCCCCGCCGCAATCAGGGCTACTTCTACGAGGCGTTTAACGCCAAACGGGACTTCTGGCGCAACAAGACCGTCGATGCCCGGTCGGTCGAAGGTACGGACAAGGCAGTCTATGAGCAAATCATCCACGAGTACGGGCCTGACAGCGTTCAGGCTCACGTCGAAGTCTACGGTGAGTTTCCCAGTGCTGGAGATGATCAGTTCATCCCCGTTCATCTCGTCGACGATGCAATGTCGCGTCCCCGCTACAAGGACAACTCAGCCCCCATCGTACTGGGCGTCGATCCAGCGCGTTTCGGTGCCGACGCGACGGTCATCGCGGTAAGGCAGGGGCGCGACCTGGTCGCCATCAAGCGGTACAGAGG